TATCACCAGCACGGATCGCATCAGCGGTTCTCCGAAGTGCATCGGCAGTGGCAGCGGCTTCAACTTCAGCAACTGCATCTGCTCTAATCTTAACATAGCCAGCGAGCAGCACCAAAACTACTGCGCCAACTATGAGGAAATACCTCCCAAATGGGGTGAAAAGCAGACTAAACACCATGAACCTCCATGTGTTGTTTCCGCCAATACCAAATCGCCCCGCCGATCCCCACGATAGCCGCCATCATTACGAACTGCGGATTACCGAACAGGCCGATCACTGTGCCGAACAAATCGTTGGCGTCCTGCACCTGCGTGACCACTTCTTTGGCTGCGCCTACGGACCCCAGTAACCCAATCGCAACCGCGCCATTCGCCTGCTTGCTATCGGTAATTGTCCTGACAGGTACAGCGTCGGGCTCTGCACGGTGATCCTGATGATCCGCTGGATGCTCTGCCCCGCCGCTCCACCAGAGCGTGCGCGCTTGGCACCTCTTCACGAGGCCGGGCAAAACTTTACCCCCACCCTTCGTCCATTTCCCCAACTCGGCGGGCACCGCATCGAAGTCCTGAGCATTTACTTTCTTTAGTAAGGTCGAGGACTTCAGATTACCCAGCCCGGCGTTGTATGCGAAATCGCACAGCACATCGAATTGGTTCTGAGTGAGCTGCACCTTCACGAGCGCTTCGACCCCAGCTTCGAATTTATGGAGGTCGCGGTGAAGGATATCGAGCGCCTGCTGCGCGGTCACAGTCATCCCCGGCACGACGATGGGGTCACCCGCAGCGGAGGTGTGCCCATAAGCTATGGTCTCTATACCAGCGGGACATTTGTAGCTTTTCAGCTTGCAGCCCTCGAACTGCTTGAGGATCGAGTTGATACCGGCGTCAGACATCTGCATGGTGTGGCTCCTACCTGTGGACGAGGCCGATGGCGATGAGGACAATGGTCGCGATGACCAAGAGGACGGTGATAAAAACAGAGCCCCAGACCATCACCGAGTGGAGGAACTCCTCCATATTTTTTTCGGCCTCAAGGGCGTCTACCTTCTGCTGCTTCTTGATCTGCGTGGTCGCTGCGAGGACTTGATCCCATGCGGCTAAACCAAATTCGCCGATGAAGTGGTTCTTCAGGTCAGCCATCATCTGATCCGCTTCAGCCTTGGCGGCGAATGCCTCCATTGCAACCTGCTGCGCGGACTTGCCCGCCAACAGGCTCCCCTTCGGGTCTGCCGCAGCGCGCGTGATCCCGGCTACACTTTCAAAAAGCGACCCAAGGTCAGCCGCCATACCCTGCAGTTCCCGGCCCACAGCAATCCCTGATTTCAGGGCCTCGTAGCTCAGTCGGGCTGCGGCTAGGAGGGTGAGTGGGTCCATCACCGCCCCTTTTCTAGGAGGGTAATACGCTTGTCGAGTTCCCCTGCCATTTTCATCATGTCGAAGCGGATAGCGGCACGAGCCTGCGCGGCATCCGCCGCCATGTCGAGGCGAGACTTGTCGATAGCAGACATAGACTTCTCGCGGTCGAGTGTCATGGCGGCACGCGCAAGCGCGCTTTCGCGCTCCACTTTGCTGATCTGCTCGCTCAGATGCTCCCTGATCTGGGCCATGTCGATGGTGGTGCCCTGTGGCGGGATGGCCTTGTTATCGGCGTTGACGACAACTGCGACCTTAGACTTGAGTTGGATGATCTCACTGTTAGCGTTCGATAAAGCGCTCATCAGATAGACCACGCAGGAGAATAGGATGGGGATACCAGCGAAGGTGATCTTCTCAACAAGCGCGCCCTTGCTGGCGCTCGCCGCCATCTCAATGGCAAACTTCTCTTGTTTCTCTTCAGTAGTGCTCATCGCCGAGCCCGCCAACCAAGGAACGCTATCCGCATTTCACGGCAACCAATCACGATTAAGTCTTCAGCGGTCTGAAGGTAGCGTTTGATCTTGGCGAAGTACGAGCGTGCGTCCCTCACTTCTTCCCCCCGAACTGCATCCACATACCGACTGTCAGAAGACCAAGGAGCCCGATGGTAAACCATTGGATGAACGCCTTAGCGACCGTGCGCTTGGCGTCACGCCAGCTATCGATCAGGGTACGGAGGTCGTGGATGTCTTTACCGGCTTCATCATCGTGCAGCCCCAGCCGCTCAAGCGCGCGGCGAGCGCCTCGTTCAGCGGCCTGTTCAAGAAGCGCGTCCAACTCGGTATCGCTCAATATTGTCGCGCGCGGTGCAGGAGCGTCTGCCATCATGCGCTCCTGATGTCGAAGAGGATTGTGTCCTCCTTAGTCTGCCCGCCAGTCGTGTTGATCTGAACATCAAGCGTGTACTGTTTCCCGGCCACCCCCCCTGAGATAAAAAAAACAAGAGTTGTGTTTCCATCACTACGGGAGCTGCCAGCGATCTGCATCGCGGAATTGCTTGAAGTGATCGTGTACGTGTAGATAGTCTCTCCAGTGTCTAACCACTCGGAGTAACTGACCGTGTAGCGTTTTTTCTCCGCTGGGGTCTGGATATAATGTCCGAGCTTCATACCACAGCCCTCTGTCTCGGTTCACTCGGCAGTGCGCCGGTTCGGAAGTCTTCCGTCGAGGAGTATCTTTTTGGAACATACATTATGCGCCCATCATTTTCTACTATTAAAGTAGACTTATAGGTTACACCAAAGTAATCTGGAGGCAGCGCGACCATAGTTCTTGGCTCTTCGAGGACATAGATTGTCTCGCGGTCATTGTAGTTGAACACCATCCAGAACACTGACATCGGGATGGATGCCGTGTCCGATGCTTCAACAGCCGCGATATAAAGCGGTGTGTAACCCAGCTCAAAGAGACGAAGATCGATGAACGCACGGTCAGGCGCTTCACTGCTGACGACAGATACCGAGGTGAAACTCTTAACAACTATAGTCGCACTGTCTGACGCCTCTGTCAGATTGAAGGAAGCGCCGTAAGCGTTCTGGATTAAGACCGCAACGGTGTCAGGGGTCCCGACGAGGTTAAACGTCGCCCCAGTGTAGGGGTATCCAATGATGACTACGGAATCCGCCGCTTCAGTCACTTGGACGTCGAGAACGGTATCGAAGCGAGCGGTGATCGCCGCGACGTCAGCCGCTTCGACAAGGACGGGGTTTATCGCGAGATACTGCACTGCGACGAGCGCGGCGCTGTCTTGCGGGTCCGACGCCGTAAGCGCCACTGGCGTTGTGAACGGCGCGATAAACTCAGCGTAGTCGGTATGGTCAATCGCGAAGACGTTGGCGTAAGAAATTTCTTCCAGCGCCACAGCCGCAGTGTCGCGACTATCAATGGCTGCGAGGTTAGCAGAGTTCGTATAACAAAGGACGTCGAACGACGACGTGTCGGCGGCTTCCGACGCCGCGACAGAGATCAGCGTGAAAAGCTCCAAGCTGCCTGATGCTGTGTCGGGCGTATCGGTTACGCTTAGGTCAGCTTGGGTAACCTGAAACGAGCTGACCAACACACGGTCAGGAGCGTCAGTCGCGCTAAGATCAACCGCCGTGTAAAACTGGACGTTGGCAGTTGCGACGTCTGGCGCTTCGGCTGCGAGGACATCGATTGCAATATACAACTCTGCGCTACCAGAGGCAGTGTCGGTTAGGTCAGTCGCGCCAACATCTACTTGGATGTAGACGCTGACGTCTGCGAAAGCGACATCAACCGCATCTGCCACATTGGAGGCGAGGTCCGTGAAGAACCGGATGTCGGTAGCAAGCGTGTCCGGCGTCTCGGCTGCGAGAACATCAACCGCAGTGAAGGTGGTTACGCTTGCTGCTGTTGTGTCTTGGCGGTCGGTGACGTTGAGGTCAACGCCAGTGTATGCCCTGACGCTGGCCGCAGCGGTGTCGCGCACATCCGTCGCAGCGGACGAGATGCGTGTGTATGGGTAAACGTCGCCCGTTGCTGTATCGGAGGCTTCGGCCACCGACAAAGTCAGAACGATCTTGAGGCTTACACCAATGGAAGCAGCGTCCGGCGTCTCAGCGGCAGAAAGACCAACTGCCGTAAAAGAAGACGCGTCGATAGCGGCGGCGTCGGGGGGATCGGCAGCGGACAGCGCAGACCTGTTCTCGGCAGAGATGCCGATGGCGCTGGTGTCTTGGGGTTCTGTGACGCCTAAAGTTAGTACTGTAGCGCCCGACGGAGACACGCTAAACGTCCAGCCAGAGTTTCCGCTGACGCTAACCGTGTTTGAAGGGGACGGACCAGCATACCAAGTTGCACCGCCAGTTACGGCTATGTCTTTTATACTGAGATAGTCCGAAGCCGCCGTGCCAGTGGAAGTCATGGAGAGCGTTGCAGCCGTGCCAGCGGAGGTGCTGGCGATTGTCACGCGACTACTGCTGGACGTCCCTGCAACCGTAAAGGTGTTAGACACCGTCGTCGTTGTGCCGGACGTAAACACGAACGACGTTGGGCTGACGCCATTGGTGATACCACGAAACGTGTTGCTGTTTTGGATAGTAAGCGCGCCAGCGCCGTCATTGGACAAAATGCAGTTCAAAGTGCTGCCGTTGCCAAAGAATGTCTTTGCGGCGGCGGCGTTCATTCGAATGTAGCCGGTTCCTGTTCCGGCAACGGTAGTGAAGCCAGTCGGGTTGAAGTTGTCGAATGTTGGTGCGTAGGGGCCAGTCAGCAGCAATGTGCCGCCGTTAAACGTGAGGCTCTTGGTGCCTACGTTTGTACCGAAGCCGGTAGCTGTCCATGTGTAGCCGTTGAGGTCAATCGATCCGTTAATTGTCGATACTTTGCCGGTGGTGTTATTCCCCACTAGCGTCATGGTACTAGAGGTGTGGTTGAACACGATTGAGGTGTTCATTCCCTTGAAGTATGTCACGCCACCACCAGATGCCGAGAGCGCAGTCGCCCCAGTCATCGCCTGACTGTTTCCGTCAAAGGTGCCGTTAGTAAAATTGAACGTGCGGGTAGAGCCCATTACAAAAGGGTCAGCAAGCCGCAACGTCCCGCCAACGCCATTCTGCGCCATCGGCATATCAAAGGTTTTGCCGTTTGATGTAAGAATTTGCGGCACAGATGAAGATGTAGACCTAAAGATGAAGCCGCCATTACCAGCAACAAGTGAAGTGATGTTGGATGAAATGGTTAAATTTCCATAGATAGTTATGTCTACCGTGCGGGTGAGAAGCCTACCTGTGAACCCCGTTGT